ATCTGGCTTTTAAATATATTTATTAACATAAAAACATAAAACAATGGCACTGGAAAAATCCATCCAACACCCGACAGGCGCTTCCTCATCTTATTGGAGAGTGACAAGAATATCACTAGACTATGAGCGTAAAACCGCTAGTATATCTTTAGCAGGTTACTTTAACCAACAAGCAAGAATAGACAATAAGCGTCCACTTGATACTAAACAATTTAACGTTATGAACACAACGTTTGACCAATACTACTCAATAGAAGAACTAAACAACAATATAAATCCCGTTAAACAATCCTATCTTTATATCAAGACGCTACCAGAATTATCTAATGCGACTGATGTTTAATCACCCTCATGCCTAGAAATCCATATTTAGATCAAGTCCCTAAACAGGAATTTCCTCTTACATCATACTATTTACAAAGTAAATTAAGTGCGGCTGGAGGAAGTTCATCTATTAGTGCGTCATACGCAGATACAGCATCATATGCTGTGACTGCATCTTATGCTGATACAGCGTCACATGCTTTAAATGCTTCGGCATTTCCATATGTTGGTAATGCTTTAATAACAGGTTCATTAGGTATAACAGGCTCGTTAATTGTAAAAGATAATATAGATTCTAGTATAGGAACTTTAAGTAGCGACCAAATTTCACTAAATTGGAAAAATAGAAATCTTTATGACATAGGTGGAGCCTCAAGTATAAATTGGGACTCTGGACTGAATCTATTAAAAGGCCCACTAAAAATTACCTCGGGATCAAATACAGTGGTAGGAACAGAAAAATTAAGCTCGGGTAGTGTTATAGTTTATAACACATTAGTTACAGCAGAATCAATAATATTTTTATCCATACAAGAAACAGGAACAGGCATGCCCGGAATATTACATATAACTAGTAAAGATGTAGGTAATTCTTTTAGAATACAATCAACAGAAGCCACCGATGATTCAAAGTTTGCCTATATGATTGTTAACTAAACCCGCAATATTTATATTAAAATACATTATGGAAACAAAAGTTTTAACACAAGAAGAATTACAACAGATTAAAGACATCCAACATGAAAAATTAATACTGACCGACCAATTTGGTTTATTGGAGTACACACTCCAAGATCTAGAACAGCAAAAACACCAACTTAAAACAACATTATCTAACCTAAAACAAAGAGAAACCGAGTTAGGAAAGATACTACAAGAAAAATATGGTGATGGCACCATAAACATAGAAAAGGGAGAATTCACCAGTTCTCTTTAGGTTCTTGACCCGTCTCGCAATATTTATAACAAAACATAAATTATATAGAACATGGCAGAAACTCTTATATCTCCCGGCGTACTCGCATCGGAAAACGATAATTCGTTTATTTCCCAAGGCCCTATTACCGTAGGAGCCGCAATCATTGGACCAACAGTAAAAGGTCCATATGAAATTCCCACTATTGTAACATCATATAGTGATTACCAAGCAAAATTTGGTACAACTTTTAACAGTGGTAGTCAAGTATACACATACTTTACATCAATAGCTGCGTATAACTACTTTAACAACGGTGGTGAAACATTATTGGTGGCTAGAGTAGCAAGTGGTACATTTACTGCGGCTACAAGCAGCAATGCGGTAAATAATACTTTATCAACAACAGCATCTATAACTGTTTCTAGTGCTAGTTTAGCCAGTATATCTCCAGGATTTGGTACAACATCAGCAGGGACAGGTTCGTTTGAAGTAAATGGTGTTACTATATTTGTAACAGGTAGTACATTACCAGCAAATACTACAAGTATTATTTATGTATCTACCGGATCAACTTACGCTGCAACATTAGGTAATATTACAGCATCATTTAACACTAGTGCTTCAGTTACATCATATTCCGCTTCTTTACAATACATAACTGCGTCTATATCAGCTTCAACTGGTTTATTTTTCTATTCAACAAATGCAGTATCAGGACTAACAGGTAATACATATTACACTAAAGTATCTGGTAGTACAACTTATTTTAGTGGTGGAACTAATAAGAATGCTATTATATTAAGTACACTATCTCAAGGTACTATCATGAATAGCAGTGGGTCAGAAGATTCAGCAGGTGCTTTAGCTAGTGGTTCAGCAGATAATATCAGATGGCAAGTCTTAAACTCAAACACCGGTTCAGGAACATTTGATTTACTAATTCGTCGCGGTAATGACACTACAAATAATGTAACTGTATTAGAAACATGGACTAATTTATCTATGGATCCATTTGCTCCAAATTATGTAGCAGCTGTTATAGGTGATTATGTTAAAAGATATAATTCAACCACAGGTCAAGTAGAAATAACTGGTTCATATCCAAACAGAAGTGCTTATGTAAGTGTAACATCTGTACTCACACCTACACCTAATTTCTTCTTAAACAGTGGTACAGCTAATCCAGCATATACAGCCTCTATTCCAATAAATGCAAGTGGTTCATTTGGCGCAGCGTCAGGTAGTTTATTTTATGGTGGTGGAGCTAATTACTACAGTGATCTTACTAATGGTGATACTAATACACAAGGTATAAGTCCTAGTGATTACAACAATATGATTACCGCTTTAGCAAACCAAGACGAATATAGATTTAACGTATTATTAACACCTGGTTTATTTCCAACAACAGGTTTAGGTTCATCACAGGTTACAAGCATCATAAACAACACCCAAAACAGAGGTGATAGTATATTTGTATGTGATTTATATCCTTACGGTGCGGGTGCTGTAACAACAGTAACAGCCGCCGCAGCAGCATTAAATACATCATATGCCGCTTCATACTGGCCTTGGGTTCAAACAGTAGATCCAGATTCAGGTAAAAATGTTTGGGTACCAGCATCAACAATGATTGGTGGTGTATTCGCATATAACGATAGTGTATCAGAACCTTGGTTCGCACCAGCTGGTATAAACAGAGGTGGATTAAGTAATGTAATACGTGCTGAATGGAAACTAAACCAATCACAAAGAGATACATTATATAGTGGTAAAGTAAATCCAATCGCTACATTCCCGGGAGTTGGTACAGTAGTATATGGTCAGAAAACATTACAAACAAAAGCATCGGCTCTTGATCGTGTAAATGTTCGTCGTTTATTAATTGCCCTTAAATCATATATTTCTCAAGTCGCTCAGAATTTAGTATTCGAACAAAATTCAATAGCAACAAGAAACCAATTCTTAAGCCAAGTAAATCCATACTTAGCGTCTGTACAGCAAAGACAAGGTTTATACGCGTTTAGAGTAATAATGGACGATTCGAACAACACACCTGATGTGATCGATAGAAACCAATTAGTAGGCCAAATTTATATTCAACCAACTAAAACAGCTGAATTCATATACTTAGACTTTAACATCCTTCCGACTGGGGTAACTTTTCCGGCATAGTTAAAGAATTCAAATATTAAACAAGATAAGGTACCTTTGGGTACCTTACTTTTGTTCTATATATTTATATTTGAACAACATATAACATATTACTAATGGTACTTAATCACAAATGTTTAAATTGTAGTAATTTAATACCAATAAGGAAAAAATATTGTGACCGGGTATGTTACAACGAAAATCACAATGTAACTATTACTTGTTTAAAATGTGGAACTAAAAAAAAATGTACCTAAAAACAGACAAGATTTAAAATATTGTAGTGTTAAATGTGCTGATGATAGTATAGATCACAAAAAGTCTAGAGCTAAAGCTGTTCAAACGTTAGTCAAAAAATACGGAATGTTATTTAAATAACCATTTTAAATTCCCTGAATCCCATACTCTCCTCCACCCGTTGGATAACATATTGTCATATTCCGTTTTTACAGGATCAAATTTGTCTAGTAATTTATTTAGTTTGTGTTTTTGACATGACATTCTATTTAAGATAATATTGTTTTTCCAATATATGTAAGATGGTGATGTTTTTCCTATAAACGAAAAATTCAATAGTTTATATAAACCACCATCAAAGAATCTTCTATCTGCAAAACTCAACACCGGCATATTAGATAGATTATGGTATTTAATAAAGTATTTAAATAATTTAGACGCCCCACCAATTATATTAGTATTAAGTATATTGCAAAATCTAACCATTTCTAATTCATTGGAATTTTTCTTAAATCTATTCTTAGAAAACGTCATTAATGACACTAATTCATCCATATGATATAATCCTAAATTTATTGATGAGTGTGTATATCCTTGCATATGGTTATCGTTTAAGAATTGCTTAATAGTTT